TCATAATCCATGTGTCGGGGGTTCAAATCCCTCCTCCGCTACCATCACTAAAGCCGACACGTCCAAGCCCATAAGACTGGACAGATAGCCGCGGATTTTCACCTCGTATTCTTCGCCTGCCTTGCGGGGATGAACAATCACGCTTTCCACCAGTGAGCGGAACGTATCAGACAGCGCAAGGTCTGGTATCGAGTCCTTCTGTCCGATGATATGAGCCAATTCCTCGATGTTCTCCCGGAAGCGCTGGACGGCTTGGGGGTGAAGTTCCACCACATTGGTTTCTTCCTCGGCACTGGCTAGTTCAGCCTCTAGCCGATCCCGTTCGCGCCTCGCCGGTTCGAGCACGGATACGGCCTCGGCGTCGGTAATCAAACCTTTGCCGATGGATTCGACAGTGCGCTGGATTGTGGCCTTTGCCGCGGCTAATTGTCTTTCAAGCGTCGAGCGTTGCCGACGTGCTTCGCCTGCAATCCGTGCCCGTTCTTCCCTGTACGCTTTGACGTATTCCGCGATCAGTTCCGGATCGGCCAATTGGACGCGGAGAGAGTCCACAACCAGCCGCTCCACTTTCTCGATGTAGTATCGGGAGCCGTTCGAGCAGCTACGCGACTCCTTGTACGTCGAGCATTGGATTCTCGGGCCGCTCCTATCACTTCCTATGATGCTCATGCCGCCGCCGCAGCAGCCGCATTTGAGCAGTCCAGAGAGCAGCCGCTTGGAACGTGGAGCCTTGCGCGAATGCTCGCCTCCCACGGTTGCCTTGCGCGCTTGTACGCGGTCGAACAAATCACCATCGACAATGGCGAGGTGCGGAACGGCAATGATCTGCCACTCTGACTCCGGGTTCGATCGTGACACGCGCTTACCGGTCGAAGGGTCTTTCACCATACGGACACGGTTCCAAATCTGCTTTCCGGCATAGATCGGATTGAGCAGGATTCCATTGCCGCGCTTGCCGTTACCGTTGATGGTCGATGCGTTCCAGCGAGTGCCGCGGGGAGGGGGAACACCATCGGCATTCAATTGAGCCGCGATCGTCCGGGGCGCTGTACCGGCAGCATAGGACGTGAAGATGCGGGAGATGATTGCAGCTTCTTCCGGTACGATCTCAAGCACGCCAGCTTGACCGGGAACAGGGCGATAGCCGTAAGCCCTCCCGCCTGCGCTACGGCCCTCACGGACCACGCCAGCCATACCGCGGCGAACCTTCTTGGCCCCTTCCTCGCGCTGCATCTGGCCAACAAGCCCGTACATGCCGATTTGGACGGTATCCATGCGCCCACCATTGACGCAATTCATTTGGATACCGCGAAACTCTAGTGATTTGTGGATGCCCGCGAGGTCGGCCATGTCGCGGGATATGCGGTCAGGGGACTCGGCAATCACTGCCTCAAAGCCCCCCGATTCCGCGGCCTGCATGATGCTTGACAGCCCGGGACGCCCGAACGTCGAGGCTCCCGATTTGGCGCGGTCGTGATACGTCCCGACAACCATGTAACCCAAGCGCTCGGCATAGGTCTGACACAGTTCAATTTGATCCTCGACAGACTTCTCGTTCTGAAGGTCCGTTGAATATCGGGCGTAAATGACCGCGCGTTTCAATCCATCACCGGAGGTTCGTTGTCGTTCGCTGCCAAGGGCGGCGTTAAGCCAGCGTCGATCCTTGCCTGCCTTTTGGCAAGGGCACGAACAAATGCAACTATAGCTTCTTGTGGATTGGTAGCCGCTTCCAGCTTGGTAGCTGACGTCATTGGCATACGGGGTGTCCTCCCAGATTTAGAGGACCGCACTATTAGACATGTACGGTTTCGGTTGTCAAGTTCAGGGTTGACAAACTTGAAAAAATATGCCGGGCAGCTACGTAAACCGTGCCCGGATATTCATCCGCACCGTGACAGGCGGGCTACCCATCTGTACCTTTTCCACCGACTGCACGGTCCCGACTGTTCCCGACAGCGAAACCAGGTCATCGGCCTTCGGCACGAAAGAACCCAAGCCGGTCGGGGAAACAATGATCGTGCGATCGGCTTGCGTGATCAGTCCGACGAGTTGTTCCGGCTTGTAGCCGCGCACGAAACCAGCGGAGGGGACGGGCGTATCCGTCCCCCTTCTAAATGTTACTGGCTGGCCGTGCTCACTGATCTGCGCGTCGAGGTCGGCAATGGATTCAACTGGTGACATGCGGACGCTCCAACGTTGGCGGCTCGCTGCCCGTCAGATTAAAATATGCATCGAGCAATTCGTCGCGGACAGCCTCGGCAAACTCGCCGCTGTAGTTCCACTTGATTGGGTTGTCAGCGGCCTTGGAGCCGGGAGCCTTCGGCGGAACCGCGACCCACTTATTACCCGATCGAGCCAGCCCTACGTCGCGAACGGTCAATTCCATCTCGGGAATTGCTACGCTGCCGAATGCGACAATGTAGAATCTGGGATTAGTGTTGACGCTGTGGGCCACGCTGAGCCCGGTCACTGCAATTTTCGGAACGGTCATGCCGTTTTCTCCTGATCGTTGGTTTGGTTGTTGTCGTTGGCCGCGCCAAGGCGGCCCATGTTGAGCGGCTCGACATACGAGTCACCGCCCGGGATCTTGCTCATGTTCTCGAAGGCCCTGATTTCATTGCTGGACAGCCAGCCGCCTTCGCGTCCGATCCGGTAGGCCGCATAGCGCGAGGCAAGATCGCCCCGGAGGAGCCCGGCAAGATCATGCTCGATGAAGAACGTCTTGCGGCTTTCCGGCGATAGCAGAGCATTGTTCATCGCCATTTCGACGCGCTTTGCCCATGGGGCGAGGCAGCGAACAACAAGAGCGCGGGACTCTTCGCCGATGTTGCTGTAAGTCGCGTCGTCGGTAATGCCAGCCACGGAAGGCGGCACGCCAAACACCCGGCAAATGTCGAGGTTACTGAGCTTGCGGGATTCGAGAAATTCGCTGTCTTTGCTGTTGAACTGAAACGTCTCGAACTTGGCACCGCCGTCGAGGATCATCACCTCGTTGGCCTTCAACTGGCCAATGAAGCGAGATTTGAATTTCTCGATAAGCGAGTCCTTGCCAGCCCCCGACAGACGATCAGGGAACACCAGCGCCCCAGCCGGACGGAAGGCGTTTTCAGCCGCGGCCCCAGCCTGATCCTGTTGAGCAAGAGCCAGCCCGAACGCTGCCGCTGCAATCTGGATAGGCGATTGCCCCAAGATGCCGTCCCGCGTCCGATAGCGGATATGGAGAACCTCGTCTTGCAACAGGGTTTCGGTGCCGCCATTGGCGAGCGCTACCTTGTACCGCAGCCTGCCGGTGGACAGCCGCTCGACGGTGACGGAGCCCGTCACAAGCGGATGCAGGGCGACAACCTGGCCCCGGCCATTGCGCTCGATGCGAGCGTAACCGTTGCCGCTGATAAGAGCAGACGCCAGCAGCCACTCGCGGGCTTCAAATGCAGTCAGGCCGGGCGCGGTTTCGTCGTGCAGGACGGAATAGAGCGGGTGATCGGTTGCCTTCTCCCGGCCACCGTCATCACCGCGGCGATAGACAGCCAGCGGCACAGATGCGAGGTTTTCGGAGATAACCGAAATGCACCGATGCGCGACGGCGTGGCCGGATGCTTTCTCGATGTCTGCACGTGCGGTCCAGCGCGCGCCAAGGAACTCGCCAAGGAACGGATCGGAGGACTCGATGCGGGTTTCAGTTTTCTTAAACGGCCACATGGTTGCCCTCCAATTCTAGCAAGGCGAGCCGACGCGCGGCAGCGGAGCGCGGTTGCCGAGAGCGGGCGCTAACTGATGTTCCGGCATAGGCAGGAAAGGACTGCACGACGCTGATTTCGTGGAGCGTCACCGCCTTTACGGTACGCTGATCGCCCCGCCATTCCTCGCCGTCGGGCTGGACGGTGAAGCCGAACGACGCCCCGCCAAGGTCGCCGCGGGTTGCCATCGCCAACAGGTCCCGGCCCAGATTGGTGTCGGGCACGTCGATTTCAAACCGCAGGCCGCGCTCGTCCTCGGACAGTCGGAGCGTACCGGAGCGAGTACGGCCCAGCACCTTGCCGGAGTCATGGTCGACTAGGGCGAGGATGTCCTTACCGCTGGCCAGTGAGGCAGCGAAAGCACCCTTGCGGATGGTCTCGCGGAAGTCGGCAATACGGGTCTCTTGTCCGAACACCGCCGCATAGCCGGTGAGCTTCCGGCCTTCGGCGCGCACCTCGATGGCCGCGCGTTTTTCTAGCGTCGTCATAGGTTGTTCTCCCTGTATGGGGCGATGAGGCGATCGACGGTTTTGAGGCGTGCGGCGTCGAGCAGGTCGGGGCTCCAGAATTGCTTGGAGCCGATGCCTTCGACGCTGTTGGCGCGCACGGCATTGCTGGCCAGCGTGGAGCGGTAAAACCCCTCCACGATCAGCAAAACCGCTTGCTGCACCGGCGCGGCAATAGGGGTGGCAATGGCCACCCCTATCTCACCTAGATACGCCTCTGCCGCCTCAACTTGGGACGTAATCAGGTCATCGTCCACGGTGTCGGTAACGCGGAGATGAGCTTTCACGTCAGCGAGCGCGACGGCAGTCATTTAGACGGCCTTCCAGGCGAATGCCTCGTCGTGGCGGATAGCGACGTCCGCGTCGAGGAACGCGTGCAACCACAGCCCGCCCTTGCTGGCGTCCTTGTACGGGTTGCTCAACAGGTCCACGCCCGACCAGTAGCCGACAAAGAGGTTGGACCAAGCGCCGTAGATCAACGGATTGGTGTCCGGGTCGGTGTCCTCGCCTTCGATGGTCGGCACCTGGTTGGTCACGTTGACCGGGGCGCCATGGAAGATTTCCGACAGCGGAATGACACGGCCGTTCTCGTCCTTCACCTTCCGCGCCACCTTCATCAGCTGCGCATTGGTAAGGAACGCACCCGTGCCGTCCACGTCATCGATCTCAAGCGCGGCGATCAGGTCCGCGGCAATGTCCGACAGCACCGTCTCGGCCGTGGCGTTCTCGGTGATCTCGGTGAGGATGCCGCTCGGTTCATTGGTGGCCGGCGAAGCGTGGACGCCAGCGCCATTGATGGCCGCCTTGTCGAGCGCCTGAGCCAGCACAAAGCCAAGGTCGCGACGAAGCACGTCTTCGAGCGCGACGCTGTTCTGCAGCACCAGGCGACGGGACATATACATTTCGCCCGAAACAGTTTTCGGCGTCATGCTGATCTTGTCGAAGGTGCTGGAGGAAGCCGTAGTCGCGGCGTCCTCGGCTACCCAATAGGCGCTCGGCCCGCCAGTCAGACGCGGCAGGTCGAGGTTGCCAGTTAGGCCGGAGATAACCGTAGCGCCCATGGACTGGACCTTGAGCGTCGGACGAAGGCGATCGATTAGGCCGCCCAGGTTCGTCGCGACGGTGTTGCCGCCAGCCGAAGCCGTGCCAACAGTCTGAGCGCGGGTCTCGCCAAGGATGATGGAAGTCGGCACCATAACGCCGCGCGTCTCGCGACCGCGGGACAGCTCGTCGTGCATTTCGCGCTCGATACCAGTCAGGCGGTCGCCTTCGCCTTCACGCAACGCCTTGGCGATCGAGTAGGAACGAAGCTCCTTTTCGACGTGCTTGTCGTCGGCGGTTTCGGCGTGGCGCTCGAACTCCGCCAGCGTGGCAGCGCGCTTAATCTGCTTGTCGAGGTCGCGCACTTCGGCTTCGAGCGCGTCGAACTTCGCGGCGTCCGGGTTATCGCCGAGAGCGCGCATTTCGGCGATTTTGGCGGTGCGGGTTTCAGTAAGATGGTGAAGGTTCACTAGTGAACGTCCTTTCGTTTGCAAACAAAAAAGCCCCGCTTGCGCAGGGCTGGGTTGAGCCGGTCCATGGTCCCGGCATTCCGATGTCGGTCGGAATCTCTATGCGGCGGTGCAGGCCGCGATGATCTCCGCGGCCAAGCGGCCCACGGGGATCAGTGTTTGGGTTGTGTCAATGGGCAGCGCGGCGATGTCGCTGGCGCTGATGGTCAGCGTGCCCTTGCCAGCCACGAGCAACATGGCGTCGGGCTTGGGCTTCTCATCGAGGGCGAGCAGCGCAGCGCGGAGGGCTTCACCAACGCGCAGGCCGCAGCGCTCCAACTCGACAGCGAGGCGCAGCAACATGATGTCGCGCGGAGAAAACCAGCGTCGGGCGTGACGGCGTTCGGAGAAGACAACGCCGCGATGCCTGCTTAGCCACACGTCGAGCGTGGCGCGCTTAATGCCCGCCAGCGAGGCGGCTTCTTCAGCGCTATAGGCACGATCATGCCATGAGTGCAGCATAGCCGCCTCCTTTCACGTGAAAGAACTCTGTTAGGGCAAATAAAAACGCGCCTCGGCGGGATAGCCGGGCGCGGATACCGGAAGCGTTGTTCCAGGCACAATTCCTAATCTACTTTTAAACTAACATAGACTGTTACGTTTGTCAAGATGGGTCAGGCGTGTTGACGTTTTTGGTTGCGTCCTTCACTGGAACCGCACGGCAGCGGAGATTACCCTAGGCTGCGATCCGAGAGGGGCTACTATTAGAGGTTGCGAGATCGCGGAATTTAAACACCCGCACTATTTAAGGTTGCGAGATCGAGAAATGCGGCGTCTCACTATTAAAGGTTGTGACATCGTGGAATTGCGACATGCAACAACACCCCTCCTACTTATACCGCCGCGACGGGGGTATTGGCTCTATTCCAAAACAAAATCAAAGACTTACAAACAAAAATCTCAAAAATCGGTATTATATTACCTCATCTTCGAGGCAAAAAGACACAATTTCGCCACAATTGGACATATTTCGACTGAAATAATTCACGAATATTGTTCAAATCGACGTGAGTGTTGCGCGTTTGCCACAGATTTTGGGGTGGGCAGTAAATTTCCCAAAGTTTTGGGGAAGCTGGCTAGGTGCAAAATCTTGCACCTAGCCAGCTCGCTCGGCGACGATTTCGCGGGTTTTCTTGCCAGCCTCAACTTGTGCAAAATCTTGCACAAGTTCCATATCAGTCCGCTGGCCCTGGCGATTACCAATCCGCAAAATTTTGCGGATTGCGCTGCTCGCCGCGGTCAGGCCTTCACCTGCCCATTTTAGAGAGGCTGAAGTTTGGATCTTCCCAAGGGGACGGCGGTGGCTTCTGTCCCCTTTCCGCCAGCACTGCATCTATCGCCGCAATCGCCAAATGAATGCGCGTTAGCTCAGCCAACTGTTCAGCATGGTGTTCACCTTGCACATTGTCCGCTGCCGTCCGACGCATTTTCGCCAGTTGCGCTCTGGTAATCGCTAGTCCCTGCGCCATTCACTCCCCCTCCACCAGTTGATAGTTGCCCCGGAGCGCCAGCCGCCGCGGTAGCCACGCCTTAACTCGTCGCGGGGTTTCGTCCAGCCCATGGCCCGGCGCGTTGATCTGGTAGACCCATACCTCAACGTATTGCATGATTTACCTCCGTTGTTGTTCATGCCAGAACAACTTAGATGCCTGCCAATACAAAGATCAATTCCCGAAACGATGTTATTTTCAGGCACATATACGAATACAAACGCATATTATACGTTTCTATGCAGCATCGAGCAGACAGGCAGGCAACGTTTCCGGTTCGTGCCGTTGTGCAATGTTCAGCGCCATGGCAAGAGCGACGAGTCCGTCGATGCGGCCCGTTGACTTCGCCTTGTCGAGCTTCCGGCCGCCAGCGGGGTCTTTCGTAATAACGGCGTTACTGGCGCACCAGCGGAGCAGAGGATTGCCAGCATGACGCAACTTGCCCTCCGCGACGGCACGCTCGAGCGCGTCAACGGCAGGCGAGAAATCCTTGAAGCCCTGTCCATGAGGGACAAGCGGAAGCTCTACACCGATCGCGTCTAGTTCGCGCTTTAGGTCTTCAATCCGCCACCGATCATAGGCGACGGCTTGAATATCGAACCGGGCAGCATCCTCGGCCATGGCTTCCGCAACCGCTGCCGGGTCGATGGTCGAGCCAGGCAACAACGTGAGGAAACCCTGCCGCGCCCACCCTTCAAAGGGTGCGCGGTCGCTCTCGCTTTTCTCGGCAATGCCGTTCTCCGGCAGAAAGAACCGCGGCAAAACCGCAATCGAGCCGTCATCCATCAGGAACACGAGCACATACGCGGTCAAATCCCGCGCCGCGGATAAATCGAGCGCACCAAAACACGGCTTGGCCTTGAGCGCCTCGACGTCAATCGTACCGTCGCAGGCGTCCCATTCTGCCTTGGCGATAAATCGGACATGGGCGGCAACACGCTGATTGAGGATTTTGTTGCGGAAATCCTGCATCTTAGAGGCGATGCGGCCAGCCTGTGCAGCCTGCCGTTCCACGTCTTCCAGCGAGCGGAAATCGCCGAGAGCGGGATTCGCCTTCGCCCACGTGGATGGGGCGAGCGGATCGTCGGACTCCGGTGCGCTGTAGAGCGTCAGGTGGAATGACGGATCATCAATCTCGCCAGCATTCACTTTCAAGCCATAGTCGACCAATTCCGAAAACACGTGATGATCGTCGGGCGCTTGCGTCGAGATGGCGACGAGCAGAGGATTTTCGCGGGCGCCCATGGCCGAGTCCATGGCGTCGTAAAGATCGCGTTTCGGCGCGTAGCCGAGTTCGTCCACGATCGTGAACGATGGCGACAACCCGAGTTTGGTTGTGGCGTCGGCGGACAGAGCGGCGAAGATCGAGCCCTTACCCTGGCCAGCCAGCACCTCGATCTCTTTTCGGAATCGGATGATGTTGCAACGTGCGTCGAGTTCAGGATGCTCACCAAGGATTGCGACCAGTTCGTTGAAGGTCTTTCCCGACTGGAAGCGATCGTTTGCGCAGGCATAGACTTCGCCCCGCGGCTCGGCTTCCGGCCCAACCAGATGACAAAGAGCCAAGCCCGCCGCCAGCTGGGTTTTGCCGTTCTTGCGGCCCATGGACAGCACGGCGGTGCGAACCGGCCGCACGCCGTTGTCGTTGACGGCATAGACGGCCTCGATGAACTCGCGCTGCCAGTCGCGCACGATCATCTTGCTACCGGCCAGTTTGCCTTGCGTAATGGGCAGGTCTTCGAGGAACGCGACGACGCGCTCGGCTCGCGACAGCCCTTCGGCCTCCCATGGCAGCTCGTCCCGCAGGTTGTCATTGGCGGCAACTAGCGATTTCGGCTTGGCGCCGGGCCCCCTTAAACCCATCTGTCAGCCTCCAGTTGCGAATGATTTGCAAAAACTAAGTCTGTCTTTGTCTCCCAAGACGGTCCAACCCCCTCGATTTGCGGTGATTGGAGGGCCCCCGGTGCCTCAGGAAGGGCCACAGATGGCCGTGGACGGGCAACAACCTGCTTGCGGCCATCGGAGCCTATAAATGCGTCACTCCCGTCAGCGGGCTTCCCTGTGGCCGCAATCGGCATCCAAGCATCATCGGGCCAGAGCGGATCGCCATTGACGTCACAACCTTTGAAAGGCGTGGCGCCTGCCTTGCTGTCTGCGCTGTCCACGCGGCGGGTTTTGGAGTTGTGGCAGCTTTCACACAAGGACATGAGCCCATCGAGTGCTGGGAATGCTGGCCCGCCCGCTGCGATAGCGACGATATGATCGATAGCAAACGCCGGGACTGTTATGCCCCGGCGCTCGCAAGCTTGACACGTTGGATTGACAGCGAGCTTCGCTTCGCGGAGCCGCTGCCATTGGGTAGTGTTATAGGGCCACACTGCCATGGCTGGCCTCCTCGTCGTGGTTGTCGTTGTCGTTGGCTGGGACTGGGACTGGGACGGGCGCGGGACTGATATTGCCTGCGCCGTCCACCAGCACGCGCAGCCCGACAACATCGGTATCGGCTGTGATGTCGCGGCCCAGAGCATCGGACAACAGCCCAAGCGTACGCTGGCCTGCTTGCTGAGTGTCCATGTTCTCGTGCTCAATGCAGATGTCTGCCGTATCGCTATCGTCGCCGCAGCGAAGATCGAGCGCTAGCCAAGTGTTGCCGCCTTCTGTGGACAGGGAGGCGCCGGCAATCTCCCAAACGCGGGGACCGCCGCCGCGTGCGCTGGCGGGGCCATCGGCCCCCGACTGCGCAACGCGCGGCGTGTCACCCATGATAGGCACCTGATAGGTGCCATCATAGGTTTGGGGGGTGCTGGGGAACCCCTCTACAGTGCCTAGAGGGGTGCTGGGGAACCCCACTAAGGTGCGTAGAGGGGTTGTTTTGCACCCCTCTAGGGTTTCATCGCTAGAGGGGTTGTTTTGCACCCCTCTACGGGATTGTTTGGCATCTTGGCGACGGCGGATTTCCAAGCGGGTCTTGAAATCCATATCCCGCGCCCAATCGAAATTGACGCTGTACGTGCAGCCGCGTGTGCCTGCCTTGTCTGTGGCGATGGCAATAAGTCCGAGTCCAATGAGCTTATCGATGGAATTGCGAATGGGGCGGTGCGAATAACCGGTCTCGCGCTCAAGGTGTCCGGTGCTAGTAGGAAGAGCTTCACGGTCCTCTTTGGCGCACCGATTGACGATCTCGTCCAATACCGCGCGATCGCAACCTTTGATGCCGATCTTGCCTGCAAAAAAGCCCATCTGAAGTTGATCGACGGGGCCGATTGGGCCGTCGCGCCGAACAACCGGCTTCCGCTTGTATAATCCGTTGGATCGTGTAGTCGTGGAATGCTTAACAATCCGGTTGGATTGTTCGTTTTTTCTTGACTTTTCAGTCAT